CCATACCCGAACACATCAACGCGCCCCGCGATGCCGCCAATGAACATATTTGTTTCGTAGCGCGCCTCTCGCTGCGGTGTCAGCTTCGCATTATCGCCTGCTTGCGGCTCGAATGTTGCCGACACTGACCCGACCGTAAACGTCCACGCCACTAGCGCACCCCTTGCTTCAGCACATCATCTTGCCCGTATTCGAGCGCTGCCATAATGCGCGCCGCTGCCATGTCGGCAACCTGCTGCGCTCGCTCAGCACTATCCACGCTGCCGATGTTCATATTCATAGACACGCTCGCATTACCGCGCCCCATCGCGCTACTTGTGACGCCCGCCGGGAGTACCGCTGATGCCCGCCCAAGGTTGACGAGTTCCCTCCCCTGCTCCCCGACAACCGTCCAGCCGGAGCCTGTGCCGCCCATAGCGCGCTGATCAAATTGCGACGCCACAACCCCGGCACCCTCTCGAAGATCAGTTCCCCACTGGCTAAGCCAGTCAGGAGGCTTGATGTTGCGTAACTTCTCTCCAAGATTGAGGATGTTCCCAATAGCGTTCTGAATAGCAGTTCCGATGGCGTTGAATGCATTAATGATCGGGTCGATAAAATTGGAGCGAAATACCTGAAAGCCCGCCACTGCCGCCGCGAACGCGGCATCGATATCAATCCCCAACGCCTCCATAGCAAGGCGCACGATCTCAACGATCATATTAAAACCATTCTCAAACATTCGAGCGAATGTGAGCACAAATTGCAGACTGAACTGCTGGATAGTCTGCCACGCACCGCGCCAGTCGCCGTCAATAATCTGGAGTGCCAGCGTAATCGCGGCTGTGATGGCGTCCAAAAACAATCCGACGGCAGTGCTGATTTGTTCCCATGCCATGGTCAAGATGCTGACAATCTCATCGCCGTGGGCAGCGATAAATGCTGCAACGCCCTGGAGCGCTGGCACAATCGTTGCATCTATCAACTGGATAGCAAGCAATATAATCGTCGTGATCTGCTGCCAGGTTGTTTGAAAGAACGCCTGAATACTGGCGCCGTTCTCTTGCAAGAACGCCTGAATAATCCCGAACCCACTCTGCACGATGCTGGTGATGGCGCCGACAACCGCGCCGAATGTTTGCTGCAGCATGGCCCATTGCTCGCCTAGCCCGATGGTCGCCATGCTGAACCCCTGCGTTGCCGCTTCTGCGCCCTGGAATGCCCCCTGGATAGACGAGACGAGCGGGCCGATGATTGCCATTAAATTATCGAGCGCCACCACTGCCATGTCAATCCAGATGGGGGCGTTCGTACCGAACCACTCAATAGCCGATATGATATGCGGCATGGCCTCATTAGCAATTTCGAGGAGTTTATCCCCAAGCGGTGCCAGCGCAGCCGTGGCCTCGCTCGTGATACCTGCCCACAGCGCACCGAATGTGCCGTACTGCCGCCCGCTCTCCTCGATCTCTGTACCGAGCGCCTCTACCCCTTCGAGCGCCTCTCCAAGTGCGAACGTAGCATCGGCGCCGAAATCCTCAAACGTGGTGCCAAATGCGAGCACGCCCGCTTCTTGCCGAAGCAGGGGATCTTCGATGCTTTCGATGCTATCAGCGATACGTTCGAACGCCTGTCGCCCCGTAATCTCGTCATCTGCGAACTGATTAAAGAGATCAGCGGTACTTTCGTCTATGTCACTGATTGCATCGATAACAGCCGGATCGCGCAACCGGATGCCAAACTCATTGAAAGCGTCGCCCACCTTGTCGGTGTTCGCGAACCCGGCTTCCAGTCCCTCATTAATCAGCGCGAGGGAGTCAAAGCCAGTGACACCGAGATCGGCGAAGTCGTCACTATATTCGTTGAGCGTATCGTTGAGATCGCCGAACCTGTCAAGACCAAGCTCTTGCCCTTCGGTGAGCACCAGGAACGCTTCTTCAGACGTTGTGCCGAATTCATCCTGCACGCGTTGCGCGCTGCGTGCTGCCTCTGTGAGATCCTGATCATACGCATCGGCTAGAAACAGCGCATCCGCCGTCGCCTCATCAAGCGCGCCGCCGAAGGCCTTTTCGAGCGTTGCAACGCGCCCTTGTGCTGAGATTGCCGCCGCGCCGATGCCCGCAATGGCGCCCACGGCAATGGTCGCACTTGCCGCGATGCCTGTCGCCGCCGCGCCCATTCCAGCAGACAGCGCGCCGCTGATGCGGTTGCCGCTGCGCTCCGCACGGTTGGCGACATCACGCGTCCCTCGGTCGAACTCGGACGCGTCCAGAGAGAGCAGGACATTTAGTTGTTCTAACACATCAGCCATTATGCAGCCTGTGTCCTATCTTCGCCGCCCAACGCCTGTACCCACATCCGTAAAATTGCGGCCTGTTCCTCAGGCGTCTGCGGTTTGGGTGGCGGCCTGTCAAATTTAGGCATAAAGTCTTCTGGCGCGTACGGCTTGCGGCGCTTCTTTTTGTCGCGGTTTGTCTCGGCGATCACCGCCGCGATCATTCCAGAGCGCAGATCGGCGCGCTCTTCACCCCACGGATCAAGATCGTAGTACAACTGCCACAGCACCCACGCCTCTGCACTCATCTCCTCTAGGAGCGCGTATGGATTGACGATGTAGCGCCCGCCCGCCTGCAACGCTAGTCGGTAGAGGAGCCGTTGCTGAGGCTCCCGGATTTTTTTGCCAGTTCCTCTTGCCGCGCCTTATCGACGCCGCTGAACTCCAGGATTTCAGGTAGCAGCGTTGCCATAACCGCCGCTGTCCCTGGCAGGCTGTAGAGCAAGTCAACATCCTTATCAGAGTAGAGCCGCTCACCATCGTCGCCGATCATGACGCGTGCAAGTACCTGCACGCCCGCCCGCGCCACATCGCCGCCTTCTTTCGCCTTCAGGAATACTTGTAGATCCGCCGCTGACATCGGCACAATGCGAACATCCCCGCCCCATTCAGGGACAGGGATATCGCGGTACCGCTGCTCTCGTGTCTCAATTTGCTCGCGTGTGAGCAGCATGGCTCCTCCTATAGTAGCGTTGGTTTGCCCGACGGCTTGAGCGTGATGTTTGCCACGGCCCGACCATCGATCGGCGTCTCAACACTGAAACTCATTACAAACGCCGTCACCGTAAATGTTGCAATCACACTGTCGTTGCTCTTGACCTCAACCATCCAGTCACGATTGCAGCCTGCAATCCAGTCGTTATAGAGCATCCGGTGTGATGTTTCGGTCGGTTGCCAGTTCACTACCATCTCAATATCATCGGTGGTTTTTAATCCACTGATAAACGTGGTAAACCCATCAGGCGTATCGTGGTGGGTTGTCTCGATTTCGGCGGTCGAGCCGCCGGGCGGGTTGATCTGATTGATATATGTGACGCGCTCCCATTGCGGGTTATTGGCGTCACCATCAGAGCGCCATAACGTCGTGCCGTATGCCCAGATAGCATCGCCGGTTGTTGGGCAGTTTGCCATGATGCCCTCCTCTAGCCCTGGTTCGGGCGGAATACTGCCGCCTTCGCCGTTGCGGTGCCGCTTTCTTCAACTGTCAGGTACACGAGCGAGCCGCCGTCAGGTACCCACCCTTCGAGTACCTCAAGTTCAAAGATGCAGAAGTCCATGCCATTGACCTCTTTCACCTTGTCGGCCTGCACGCCATATGGGTTGTTGGTGCCCTCAACGGTTGCGCTGATGGTATCGCCGGTAGACGCAGCATCGTTCCAGACGATCAACACGTCGCCTTTTTTGGCGCTGAAACTGTTCGCGCTTGCCCCGGTGTCCAGGTCAACCCACGCGCCTGTGGCCGCGCCATTTGCCGACGCCAGCGACGGGTACGTCCCTACGCCCTCCACTACGGTAATCGTTGCCATACTATTAGCCCTCCTTGTGAGCTTCTACATAGAATGAATGATCAATTCTGAATGGATCGTCGATATCGATGCGGCTGTCGAATGCAACCGGCTCCGCTGTGGCAAATCCTGCCGCTCGCAGCACATCACACAGGCGCGGCACATCCCAGACGTAACGATGCGGGTCACGCGCCACGTTAAAAATGACAGCGTTGATGTAATCAATCGGCTGCGGCTCTTCCACGCCGGGAATGGCAGAGCAGACGAACTGCGTGAAACCTGCCCAGTCAGACATGTCCCCACGCACATAGTCAGCGAGGAGGCGCGGCACATCTGGCAGCACAAGCCGCACGACGCCGCCAGGCAAGAGCGCCCGATGGCACTCGTCAATCAGTTTCAACGCGACGGCATAGTCGAGATGCTCAAGGACGTGCGATGCATAGATGTAGTCAACGCTGTTGTTAAAAAACGGCAACCCCTGGCGGATATCGTGCGCCTTGACTCCCGCACGCGGCGCGCTGTCAATGTTAATCCAGCCATCACGTACGTCGCTCCCGCATCCTAGGTTGACCATCACGTGACGCGGCGCGCCGTGAGACAGACGATTGAAGTAGCACAAAACTTCGTCAATAAAGTGGAAATCTTCCGGATGTTGCTCGTACAATTCCTGGATGAAAATGCCGTCGTGCACCGGGAGTTCGCACCACCGCATATCGCCGATCAGATCGCGGCGGAGCACGAATTGCGCTGTATCGATGCTGCCGATGCGAACGTTCTCTGGCGACGCCTGCAACAGACGCCGCGCATCTGCACGCTCCTGCGAAAACACAAACGCCCGCGCCTCTGGCTGCGCTGCGATTTCCTCCTCTAGCCGCCGAAAAAACGATGGGTGTACACTGTTGTCATCGTCCAGTATCCAGACCCACCCATCACGGATGCTGGAGAGTGCCGCGTCAACGTTGCGCGCCATATCGGCGCGCCCATTACCCGGATGTGTGGCGCCGTGCGGATGAATGATGTAATGCCGGATATCCAGGTTGTGGCCCTCGGCAGCGTTTACACTCTCGAATATGCCCGGCAGATACCCCGGCCTGCTCAGTGCGGTGATAATGGTTAATGTTGGGTACTCGCTCATGCCTCAATCCTGTGCATTTTCTCCTCGTTGATGTCCGGCCACAGTGTGACAAACGCGCCGCCCTGCATATCGATATGCCCACAGACGATACTGGTATCGCACACCTGCTTAACGCCTGCCATCTGGCAGTCAAAAGCGAAATACGTATCTTGCGAGCTATGCGCACCTTCGCCGATGCGATGCTCTACACGGTAGCGGATGCGTTCCAGGACGCGGCGACGAATGAGCGTGAAGCCGTTGCCCTGGCCCTCGCATTCGATAACGCTCCCCCACGCGGCCCGCGCCCGCTCTGGGAAAAATGACAATGACTGTCCTGTGAACGTTACGTTATCCATTGCCGGGAACGCATTCCAGCGATAGAACGGCGGCTGCCGGAAACAGTAGAGCGCATAGCCAACATCGGCGTCGTGTTCGTCCAGCGTGGCAAGCATCCGCGTCAAGGCATCCTTTTCAAATACGATATCCTGTTCGACAGTCAGCAGATAGTCATAGTTGCCGCGTAGGCAGAGATCGCGAGCTTGATTGTATTTCCAGGCGATGCGCGTTTTGGCATCGGCTATGTGTTCGTCACCACCTCGCAGCATCACAATGTCAGACTGGTATGCCCGGCTGTGCTGCAACTGAAAGAGGCTATCCAGGGTGCGGCGATGAATGCCGGTATGGATGGGGACGGCGATCAGGACATTAGACATAGCGGCACACCACCTCTACTCCGGCATGCTGCCAGTTCAGTTCGAACTGCCCGCGAATGACAGCCCGTAGCGCAATCGTTGACGCTGGCACATCATCCGTCCGTGTCATGTCGATATATGCCGTCTCGCCCGCGTTCGTTGTCTGATAAATCAGTGGCGGCTCGTATGCGTACCAGGCATCGCCGTCGGGGCTGTGCTCAATCTCCACTAAGACGTGCCCACCGTTCGCATTCCGCCCGATGGTGATGACCCATTTGAGCGCATCATACACCGCGTCAACCGGGCCGACGACACGTCCGCTTGTGCCGTTCATGAGCGCAAAAGGCTTCTGGCGTGCCACAATACCGAGACGCTCTAGTTGTGCTGTTGATACTGCGATCATCCCCGCCCTATGATGTAATCCTGCCTGGATACGTAATAATCCACATCCGGTTCGAAACTTGCCACCTGATTACGCAGGAACACGCGCCCCACTTTGACGCCGCCCATATCGCCAGAGAACCCCGACAACTTTTCGCGTATCTTGTCAAGCAACCCATCGGCATCGATGCGGCGCAATCCGAACGCGCTGATCTGGATACGCACATCATCAGTACAGGTATCGCCCTCGTGTGTGTAGGACGGCGTGGTACTGATGCGTTGATAGATGGCAGCAGGTAGATCGGGCTGCTGCGGCAGTCTATCTGGATAGAGCCGCAGATCCGTGATGCTGCCCTTCAGGTATGTCCACAATCCTTGCTCAATCGATAGCGTCATTTATCGCATCCCGTAGCGCGTCCTGGATTTCCAGGTAGGCATTTTCGCGTTCCTGATCAAACGCCGGGCGTAGGTACGGCTGCGCTGGCTGGCTGTAGAGCCGTCCAAGTTTGTCGCGCCCGTTGAACCCGAACTCGATGCGCCGCGCATAGGCCAGGTTCGTCCCGATGGCTGCGCTGGCACTCGTGGCGCTGCTCTCACTGATCTGCACGGTGATGGAGCGACGCAGCGTGCCAGTCTTGACGGGCGCCCTGACTTGCGCCTCGTTTTTGATAAGTTGCCCGCCCGTGAGCACCGCCGCCTCTAACTTCGCTTGTCGCATCTCCTCGGACATGTCTAGTAACTTGCGCTTGAGTTCGGGCAATCCCTCAATTGTGACGGTGCGCTTTGCCATAAACTACTCACTATTCCGCATTGCAAAGCCTTGACAAGTACACTTGCTTATGGTATGATTATAAGCAAGTTAGACATACACATTACTGAAAGGTACACGGCAATGAACACACTGCAAATCAACTGCATCAAGGCACGAGCGGCATACAAACAGGTTGAGCACCTGCATCGAGATGACACACGAAAGTTTGAGGCAAAATTTATCAAAGCAGAGGCAGAAGACGCCTTGCTGGAATGGGCGATGAATAGATGCAGTGTCACGGCAGAATTGATCAACCACCCAGATTGTCTACCTCGCCATCGAGAAGATGCCATTGAAACTATATTGCGAACGGATTTTAAATGACCAAACGAACCCACGGCGGGCGCCGTCCCAACCAGACAGGGCGCCCGCCCAAACCAGAGGCGCGCTACACACGCAAGACCATCACCCTGCCCCCTGATACCTACACAGCGGTTAAGGAGGCGCAGCAGCCCGGTGAGAGCTTCAGCGAGTGCGTTGCTCGGTTGTGTCGTCAGTCGTTGCATATCAAACAATCTTGAGCGTACCGCTATCATTCCAGAACGCCCCCGTGGGCAGCCCGCTTGCCGATGTGGGCAGTGACGGCGCAACGATGTAGTTATCCGTAAAAGCGACTTGCGGCACGCCGATGTAACTACCCTGCGTATCTGGACAGACGATGCGCAGGTTGCGATTGACGTTGACATCCCAGACGGTATCGGCAATGATCTGCGTACCCACGGCGTAGCAGTCGCCACTGCTGCCCATTTTGATGCCCACCGTGCCGCTATGGCTGCCTGTTTCCAGGATGTGCCCAAAGCGCACGATCAGGCTGCTATTCACAATGTTCCCGGCGATGCCGAGCGCGTTGTCGCCTGCCAGGTACAAGTCTTCCACATTGACATGCAGATGCCCCTGCCCGACCGTACTATCACCAATGCCCTCGCCATTGGCAGGTACCCAGATTTTTGGGGTGAACAGGAAGAAGATACCAGGGCTAGCCGTGTTCTTGACACAAAACGTGTTGACGATGCTACCCTGGCCGGGTTGCTCACTACCAGTCGCGCCCGTCCCGTCAACCTCGTTGATGTAGCAGAACGACGTGTTATCACCAGATGTTTTGTCCAGCAGCGTTGTGCCGTTCGCAGTCGCTGAGATGCGAAACAGCCGAAGCTGCACCTCATCCCCGAGCGTGACCGTGCCGCGTACCGTGGCAAGCGGCCCGTCAATGTCCACATAGTCAGGCTGTGCAATGTTCTCGGTGTACTCGCCGCTATCCACGATCACAATCGACACGCGACTATACAGCCCTGGTGAGAGTGTCGACGCTGCGGTAATCGCCGCGCCGATGGTGAGAAATGCCGTTTGCGGGTTCGTGCCGTCGTTTGTGTTGGCACCGTGTTTCCCGACAAACAGCGTCCGTTGATACGTGGCAAATGACACACCGTCACGGATGGCAGCAATAGACGTGCGCTTCGTGCTGCCCGTGCCCCCCGCCGATCCCTGAATGGGAAGGTAGTCATCATCCGCAGGTGTCAGGCTCTCAACAAGTTCGATAATTTGTGTCAGTTCGTTCTCTGCCATCACACCACCCACAGCCCGACGCCGCCGTCGGTTACGATGATCGCGTCGCTATCTGTTCCGAGCGTCGGAATACTTGCCAGGGTCACGGTATCCGGCTCGCCGCGTACAATCTCAGTATCGAGATAGGTGCTACGGGTCTGCGGATCTGTCTGGACGCCCTGGATATCGTATGCCTGCCCACTTGAGACAAATCGCATGCGCTCTTCCACCTCCGGATACGCGCCGCGCAACGCGATGCGATGTGTGATCGTGCCATACGTTTGCTCAGCGGTATCTGTCTCGCTCACGGCGACAGGCGAGACACGGCACGGAACGTTGATCAGGCGACTGCTGATCAGTTGCCACGCCTCTACTGGCTGCCCATAGGTGTCCTGTGCGGCATTCAAACGCTGCACCGTGCCAACTTGGGGATAGAAGTCTGCAAGGTTTCGCAGTAATTTGGGATGTATCAGGTGAGATCGCGCAGCCATTCATTCATCCATATCTCACGAGCGGCAAATTCGCTCACGTTCTGCTCGGCAATGTCCCAGGCGGTGCCCTCGCGTGCCTCTTCTTCGTCTGCCAGCCGCCGTTGGTGTTTTGCCTGTTCCCGAAACTCCTCCGCCAGTTGCGCGCCATCGGTCGTAATGTCCAGAAGTTTAATAACCTTCTGGATATACAACTCGCTTCCAGCCACCGTCTCGTATATGCGAGCAATGGCGCGCCGCATATTGCTGCCTTCGAAGCTAAAAAACACACCATACTCCTCATCCGTAAAAACCGGATCGGTGGTATCAGTGTCCTTCAATGCCAGCAGGCGGAGATTTCCGACGGTTGTTCCTGGTACGTACGTTGCGGCCATCAGCAGGCTCCTGTAGTCTCATCTGCCCTTCGGGTGGTTCGGGCGGCGCTGGTTTCAACGCCGCCACTGCTGCCCTGAGCGCCTGGAGTTCTGTGAGTATGGCGTCCAGACGCTCATCAGTGCCGTTTGTCGCGGGCTGCATTACGAGCCGCTCCCGTTCGACGCGACCGTGCAGCGGAAATCCGCAAGTTGCCCACCGAAGACGTGCATAACGCCCCACTCGTAGCTATTGCTGTCGAATGAGCCAATGGGGATTTCGGTGTTGCCGGTCAGGCTCACGGCGTCCGGACGGCGGCGGAAGATGGTAGGCGCACCGCCCAGAAGCGACAGGAAGCCCACTTCAATCGCCGGGCGGCCGCTGGTAGGTGATGCGAACAGATACCACGAGGTATTGCCGTTGCTTGTGGCAATGTACGGCAGCCACGGGTTAACCACAATCTGCGTTTTATTCGCCATCCAGTTTGCGGTAACAATCCGATCCTCATCCGCAGGGGCCGCGACAGCGCCCTGGCCCACAAGGCCGATCTCCAGTTGTGTCGCGTTAAGGATGTTGCGCGCTGTAATCTCCAGAGCAGGCGGCACCACGAGCGTCACCGCATCGATAAAGATGGGCAGCCCGTTCTCATCAGTCTGGTTTTTTAGTACCGTGTATGCCGTCTGGAGTGCGCTGATTGAGAGTTCCGGGTTACTCGTGACGACGTTGTTATTCGTCGCGTTATACACAGCCGCGAGCGGCCCCGACGTGCCTGCGTACAACTCAGTCACGAACTTCTCTTCACTCCGGCGGGCGCCTGCTGCGAGCTTGGTAGGCAGCCGATCAAACGCGCCCAGGTCATCATTCACGAGCGCTTCCATCGTTAACTGGATCTTGCTCACGTACTTCTTGACGGCGTAATCAGTAAGTTCCCGATCTTCCACGGGCTTATAGCCCACGCCGGTGGTACCTTCGGGCGCCTCAGTGAGCAACTGATCGCCGCCGTACACCGCGAACGTCTTGACGTTGCGAAAATCCGGCACCATTCGGCGCTCGGCATACTCTGTCCAGGACGTGCCATACACCATATAGTCAGCAGCCAGGCGACGGCTCAGGATATCCCCAAAGAGGTTGGGAAAGTCGCTGGTGCTCATGGCCTCACGAAGCGGGATGCGCGTCTGTCGCGTCCGTAGGTTGTTGAGATACACCTGAGCTTCATACAGGCGTTGTTTGTATTCGGTTGTGTTCCGGTTAACCTGTGCGTTCTGGCGTGCGAGCGCTTCAAACGTCGCTGCCTGCACCCCATCGGCCTCCATCAGGCCCGCAAAATTCATGTTGTTCATCACCGCACCCCCCGCGCCGCAATCTTGGCGCGCTGCTCATCCATGCCGCTAGCCTGGAATGCCTCTGACAGTTTCGCGTCCAGATCGGCATCCGTAAGCACAGCAGGCGCGCTACTGCCCATCCCGCGAATGAGGCCCGACGGCGCCGCCTCTGCTAGTTCGACCCATGCCACATCTGCGGCTTCTTTGATGTGCTTGCTGAACTCGGTATAGTCAATTGCCATACCATCCTCGGTATACGGGATGTTGCGTTCCAATTCTCGCGACAGGCGGGCGACCGTGCGCTGCGGGAGTTTGCTATCGAGCCGCTCTTGAATATAGTGCCGCGCCTCAGTCAGCAAACGCGCCTGCCGCTCGGCTTTCAACGCCTCCTCAAGCTCCGTTCGCACATTGACGTGCGCCTGATTGGTTTCCTCCAGACGGGCGAGCCGCTCCTGGAGTGCCGTGAGTTCCTCTGGTTTCACTTTGCCCCTCCGGACTTTTTCAATTGGTTTATCCTGGCGCCCTTCCATCAGGCGCATAACGTTTGTGCCATCGTTTGTGTGTGCCTCCATCAGGCGCGCCACCTTGCCGCCCGCGCCTGCACGCGTGACGAAATCAATACTTTCAGCCCGCACCAGTTGCTCAATAATGCGGCCCTTACGTCCTTCCGCCTCGCCAGTGCGGTATGTGCCATCAGCGCGAATAGATACGTCCAGATCCTCGCCAATAGCCGCAATGAGCGGGCGATGGTTGTTGTAGTACTCGACATCGGCATATAAGCCGTCGTCAAACCACACCGCGTCGCTGGCGAGTTTGCCTGCCAGATCACGAATATCGCGTTCAGGCCGTTCGGCTTCCTCGGTTTTTGTCGGGTGATTAAGATACAGTTTTGTGCCAGCCGTGAACACGGTCGGGCCGTCGCGGCACAATACCTCTGCCGGATAGTAGCCGCTGCTGCCCCATCCAGGCGTGATGATGCGAATGAGGGCGCGTCCGTTGCGCTCCTGTTCGCGCAGTTTCGTTTCGGCAACAAAGGACGCCTCTTCAATTTCGCCCTCTTCCTTATCGTCGTAATCGCCCATTTCATCGATCATCTCTTGCAGCATCTTCATGGCGTCCATGACACGCTGCATGTTGCGCTTGTTGAGTTTACGCCCCGCCTCCTGGATGGCATTCTCCAGAGACACAGCGGCCTCTTCTGCTTCGGCGAACTGATGATCATCGCACGTCATTTCGTCTGATGTTTCGAAATCAAAGCGCGTGCAAATGCTGCCCCGGCGAAACTCGCAATTACCGCACGTCTCAAGCCCATCGAAAGTAGCGCGATAGTTCGGCGCGTCTTCCTGTGCCTCGGTTGCACTTTCCTTTTTTTTATCCATCTTTCTTTGCCTTGCTATCTCGTTCGACCAGCGCCGCCCATCGTCGCCGCCCCATAAATCCCAGGCAATGCGAAACGTCGTAGGTACGCCATCTTCCAGAGCGTAATGCTTATCACGATTGGCGCCGTGGCGGGCAAAGAACGAAACCATCCGCTGAATGGTGTCTGCTGAGATGTTGCGCCCATTCGCCAGGTCACGCGCCCGCGCAATGCCGACATCAGTGCCGCCGCGCTCGTACTCGTCTCGCCAATCCAACGCACGTTGTGCGGCGTCCCGGACGCCTTGAGGCGGCGTGTAACTCTCGGCCTCTTGCGACGTGACGTTGATGTCGAGCGCGGTCTTTTGATCATTGGCAGCGTCGCGGCTGTCGTGCCTACCCACAATCTCACCGTCGTCTTTCACAACGCACCACTCATCATCACCACACTGGCCGACGGTATAGGGCATTACTGAATATGCCACACCGAAATTTCGGCGCCCGCGACACCTGCTGCCGATGCAACGCTACTCACGGCGTAGCCGAAGAACACGCCATCGGTGTTGAGATTGAGCGCGCTGCTTTCGGTGGCGCTCTGCGTACTGTCGTAATAGATAGCGTCGCCTGCTACCACGGTCGTCTGCACGCGCCCGTCATTCGGGCCGCTGTACGGAATGACACGCAACGTTGCAACGTAATCGCCAAATAGCACGCTCGTGTCGGTTGCATCATTCTGGCCGTCGCCCTCATCCGTAATTGCAACGCCGGTGATACTATTCCACAGTACCGGGTCGCCGCTCGAAGGCGTTGTTGGGTGCGTCACCGTCACCGACCGTCCGTAATCGCTCAGGTACTCAGTGATGTTTGTTGCCATTCGTTCCCTCCCAGAGAACAAAAAAAAGCGGCGCACTCCCCCGAAGGAGAATGCACCGCTTACGTTTCCGCATTCAGTGAATATATAAAACGCCTAAAGGTTTAAGCGTAGACTATCCTCATTATAAGCGTGTGGGTATGGGTTGTCAATATAGATAAGCATAAAAAAGAGCCATCAGCGCGCAAGTTTGCCGACCTAGCGCTGATAACTCTCACAGGACAACCGCCTAGCTGGAGGGCAAAGGCGATTACTCCCGAATTTTACCACGGTCTAGCCGTGCCTGTCAATACGGGCTAATGCAGCCCTCAATCTCGCCATCGCGCCGTTCGCGCCTGGTGAGCAGGGTACGGGGGAGATCGCAGTGCCGCTCGATGAGTACCGCCAGCGAGATCACTTGTGGGCGGATGCGCTGTTCGGACGTGGGCAGGAGTTGCGCGCATTCCACAAGCGGTGGGTGCAGCTTGAGTAGCGCCTCGCGGATCTTCTGCTGATCACTCATCGCGTGCCCTCCTGTGTTGTACGGCGCAGCGACAACCGGGAAATCTCGGCTCGTGATAGTCGCCCGACGGGAACGCTTGCGCCATCGGTATCCAACCTACTGCCGCATTTTGTCGGCACCCGTCGCTCACCCGATCATCCCCCGTCGTAATCCAGCGATGCTGCATGCGAATGCCCTCCCGCTGTATGCGCTCGGCTGCCTGTCGTTGTGCGGTACCGTATGCGTTCGCAGTCTCGGTCACGGCTACCAGTTCAGCGCGGTTGCGCAGGTGTCGCTGCGGCATTGGCGCGCTGAACTCGGCAAAGCGGGCGCGCAACTGGCGTGCCATCTCAGTATACGACGTGCCCTGCTCCATCCCCTCGACCATCAACGTGCGGATGTAATCCCGCGTCGTGTCGTTGATCATCGTGACGCGTTGCGCGCCGTAATCGCGTAGGAATTGCACAGCCTCCGGATTGTCAATGTCGAAGGCGATGCGTAGGCCCGCCTCCCGCTGAATGTCTTCATTGCCAACAATCCAGGATGCCCGCGCCGCCGCTTCTATCGGAGCCGTCATGGCCTGCTGTGTCAGGCGCACAGTGTCGAGCCAGGCAGTAACCCAAATGTTTTCTGGCACGCTCTCCTGAAGCGGCGCAGGGAACGCGTCTCGCAGTTTCCGCAACTCACGTAAGAATGTATTTGATTGACGTTTGAACGCATCAGCCATAGCCCGCGACAGGCGGCGCTCAATCGGACGCAGACGCCGGTCGCGCTCGTTTGTGCCAAGTGCCTCAGTGATGCGATCAACGGTGGTCATGTGGAGGGTTCCCGTTCCGGTGGCTTGGGTAACCGACGCCAGTGCGAGACAGGTATATCAGACATTGCATAGCCGTTGCTATCAGCTATAAAAGACAGCCCAACCCAAACACGCTCTCGCCCATATTGCCCTCTCCGCACATAGCGCGCCAAGCTGTACCCTGCACCAATACCGTCAACATACCAAGCCAAAACGGTTTCATCTAGTTTCGGCAAAGCATCATGAACGCTAATCCATTCCATCAGGCCTTCTCCCGTTTCGGTGGCCTGGGTAGATGTTGCCAGTGCGAGACTTGTACGCCAGTCATCGCACATCCTTCTTCTCCGAGGAGATGTGATACCCCTATCCAGATGTAATCTTGCGGCCCCGGCCCTTGCCGCACACAACGCGCAAGGCTGTAGCCTTCGGCGCCCCACGTGAGTACAATCTTATGAGGCTCTGGCAGGTCATCATGGACGCTAATCCATTCCATCATGCCCCCTCCCGCGCCGCTTCTACTATTCGTCGTGCTACCTCTTCCATATCCGGCGGTGTACCATCTCCAAAGTCGCCGGGCGCCCAATCATCAGGATACATCGCATCTAACTCTTTGTCTACATCTTCAACACCGAGCGCAACGAGGAGGAGGCGCGCTACCGTGCGGGCGCTCACTGTCTGCGATTGGTACGCCGTGGTGATCGCCTCAACACGTTCTTTCACATCGATGTTGATGATCTCTGGGAAATCGATCACGATGCTGCTGTCGTATGGCTCGCCTGTCTCGGGGTTCGTTTCCCAATCCAGGGTGATGGTGTCTTGCCTTGGGTCGGCCTCGTCTGGATCTTGCTTCACATCCGCCATATCTGCCAGCGCGCCCTGTGGCGATGTAACGGCGTTCTTCACGACGTAGCCGAGGATGTCTTGCAGCACGTTGCGCCACATCTCCTGACGATTGCGCATCATCAGTTCAGTCGGACGATCCAGGCTCTTCGCTGTGGCGTGGTTGCCGACATCGGCGTCGCCATAGAACACCTCAGGGATGCCTGCTGCTGCCGCGACCATCAAGAGGAAACGGCGCCCATCCTCCGGCGCAACCGACAGCCCGCGAATGTTCAGCGGCTCGTAATCGGCGTCCTGGTTTGCCCGAATGAACGCGCTGCCAGTTGCGGTTGCCGGGTTGGTTTCGCGCCAGTTCTGGCTACTGATCGTTGACGCCAGTTTGCTCTTGGCCTTCGCCACGCCGCCCGCGCCGCCACCTGTCGTCACCTTGACAGCAATTCTGCTCACGGCTTGCGTGTAACTGTGGATACTCTCCAGGAATACTTTGTACGCCTTTGCCCAATCCATCTGGGCATACACCGTTGACAATCCGAACTGCCACCATGACATGCCGCCCACTTTGACATGGTAGATCGGCGCGTCCCATTCGATAGCGATGCCATTGTAGGTGTCTGGCTTCTGTCGCGGCGTGTAGCGCCAGTCGGGGTAGTACGCGGCGCGGTAGCCGCCTTGCGCACCCGTCTGCGTCCAGCGACGCAGATAGTACCACGGCTCTTTCGCATCGTCTGGGTTGCACACGATTTCCTGGATTTCAGCAAGCGGCACACTCCGCACGCGGACGCGCCCAGAGCGTTGGTTCGTGAAGAGCACAAAGAAGAGGTTACCCGAAACTTGCAGATCAACATCCTTCCCCATCATCGCCTGTGTTCGGGTGAGTTCGGCCTGGTTCCGCTCATCATCCCAGAACGCCTGAAGCACGTCGTTAATCTCAGCATTCGGCGCGCTCACCTGCACGCCCTGGCCGAAGGTGTAGAAGGTTTTGATGTTAATGCCCCGCTGAATGAGCGGGTTCTTGAGGTACATCACTTCGGCAAGGTTTGCCACTTCCTGGA